GAACGGCTCATGGCTCGCCTATGACGCCCACGGGGCCATTGCGACCGCCCCAACATGGCGCGAGCTCTACGAGATAACCGGACATTGGTGGCAGTAAGTGCCGGTACTCAGGAATGCGCGCCACGAGCGCTTCGCTCAGGAACTGGCGAAGGGGAATTCGCAGACGGAATCCTATGCGCTGGCTGGGTTCAAGCCGAGTGACCAGAATGCCTCGCGCCTGACACGAAATGACAAGGTGCGCGCCCGCATCTCCGAGCTTCAGGAGCGCGCCGCCAAGATCGTGGAAACAACGGTCGCGGACATCGCCTCGCAGTTGGATGAGGACCGTACCCTCGCCCACAAGGTGAAGCACGCCGGAGCGGCGGTCTCCGCGAGTATGGGCAAAGCCCGCCTTTTCGGCCTGGTGAAGGACAAGACCGAGCATTCCGGGACGATCCGGCACAAGCATGACCTGAGCGTGTATTCCGATGAACAGCTTGCGACCCTTCGAACTATCCTCCGAGGAAGTCCCGCGGCTGGAGGAGATCGAGGCGGAAATCCGGCTGCGGGAGACGCGCCGCAACGTTGACGCGATCCGGGCAACGCAGGCGAGGCGCGGAGGGCTCTTAGAATTTGTCCGCTATTTTTGGCCCGTCTTGGAACCGCAAACCCGGCTGGTTGAGGGATGGCCCCTAGAGGCAATCTGTAAGCACCTGGAAGCCGTGACGTTTGGCGACATTCGGCGCCTGCTGATGAACGTCCCGCCTGGATTTATGAAGTCGTTGCTCTCGAACGTGCTGTTTCCCGCGTGGGAATGGGGGCCAATGAACCGGCCTCATGAGCGATACGTCACCTTTTCCTATTCTTCGACACTCACCGAGCGCGACAACGGGCGCTTCAAGGCGCTGATCACGTCTCCGGAGTATCGGCTGTTGTGGGGTGATCGGTTCGATCCAGTGAAGATCGGTGAAACGCTGGTCAGTAATAATAAAACGGGGTGGAAGTTCGCCTCCTCCGTCGGAGGTACCGGCACCGGGTACCGCGGCACTCGGGTCATTCTTGACGATCCGCACGCGGTGAAGGACGCGGAGTCGGATCTCGTGCGAACCGGCACGGTGCGCTGGTTTCAGGAGACGATGGAGAACCGGCTTAACGATATGGCCGCCGACGCCATTATCGTGATTATGCAGCGCGTTCACGAATTGGACGTGTCTGGCGCCATCACAAAAGAAGCGGGGTCGGACTACACGCACCTCTGCATCCCGTTCGAGTACGAGCCCGGAAGGAAGTGCAAAACCAAGATCGGATGGGAGGATCCCCGCACCGAGGACGGGCAGTCAGCGTGGCCTGAGCGGTTCCCGGACGCCTCAATGCTCACCTTCAAACGCCGGTCCTATATGTGGGCCGGCCAATACCAGCAGCGGCCGGAGCCGCGCGGCGGCGGCATCTTCAAGCGGGCCTGGTGGAAGAACTGGAACGACAAGACCGCGGCGACCTTTGGGGTGAAGCCCGGGTATCTGCCGAGTTTCAGCTACGTGCTCGGCATTCTCGACACGGCCTATACCGAGAAAGAGGAAAACGATCCCTGCGCGATGACGGTCTGGGGCCTCTTCACCGATCCGAAGGGCAACCCGAACGTGATGCTGGTCAACTCCTGGGAGGAATGGCTCGAGTTCAATCCGCTGGTCGAGAAGACGGCCAAGAGCGCGAAGGATTTCAAGGTCGACCGGCTGCTGATCGAGGCCAAGGCCTCTGGCATTTCGGTGGCGCAGGAGCTGGCGCGCCGCTACGCGCATTCGGGCTTCTCGATCGAGCTTGCCGACCCCGGGAAGAGTGACAAGGTCGCCCGGGCCTATGCTCAAACCTATGCCTTCGAGGAGGGATTGGTCTGGGCGCCGGGCTTCGACGACGGCACTTGGCGCAAATGGGCCGAGCGCGTGATCGACCAGATGGGGGCGTTCCCGAAGTCGACCCATGACGATCTGACCGACACCGCGACCATGGGTCTGAAGTATCTACGCGACCTCGGGATGCTTCTTCGCAACGAGGAGCACGCCCGGGACGTCGCCGACGCCATGGCCTACAAGGGGCGGCAAAGGCCTCTTTATCAGGTTTGAGGGCTGTTTTCGGGCTGACCGGTCGAATCTCGACCCAATAGGAAGCCCGCTGGTTCGTTATTCCGGTCACCCCCTTAGTCTGGTGACCCCGAAATTGACGACCGGTGTCGATGGCGAGGGAATAAGTGGAATAGGTGAAGTCAGTGAAAATCCATTTTCTCCACAAGCACCCGAATGCCCCTCAAATATCCATTTATGGATCGCAAAATGCGTGCGCGCGTAGAGATAATAGATTTTCACTGACTTCACCGATCACACTGATTGTGCCAGCCGAAGCCGTGGCGACCTTTGGCGAGGCTAGAATCCTACTGAATTCGGAACTGGACCGGGGACCATAGCTATGACCCGCCCCGTAATCATTGCCTCCGGCTCATGCCCACTGCCCAAGCGCGGGCTATCACGCGCTGAGGCAGCAAATTATATCGGCGTCTGGGGCTGCGTCTAAAAGGTAGGATTCCCCAACCTTAAGGCTCGTACGCGAGAGATTTCAAACTCTTAGAAAGTCCTGTCCGGCCGTCCCTCGGGGCGGCTTTTTCATTGGAGCGTACCGCATGACCTCGACCGATCCCCTCGCAGCGGCGAAGCCGACCCTTTCGCTCAACCCCGGCGAATGGCAGGCGCTCGCCATCACCAACGCGAACCAGCTCAGCCACTTCCTCGGGACCATCCAGGCCCCGACCGAAGCGGCGCTGCTCGAGATCGACGGCCACCTGATCCGGCTGCGGTCGTTCCTGCAGGCGTGGCGTCGCAGCGTGCCGGCCGCATCGGTTGCGGCCGCGGCTCCCGCGCAGCCCGCCGAAGCCGCCCCGGGCTCCAACGGCGCGGCGAAGCCCAAGCGCAAGGGTGGCTGGCCCGCCGGCAAGAAGCGAACCCCGAAACCCGCTCAGCCGGAGATGCAGTGATGGAGTTCGACAGCCGCGAGGCGCTCGACCGCTATTACCGCACGGCGCAGCAGATCGAGGCGCTGCGCTTCCGGCCGGTGTCGAGCATCCGGTCGGTCCTGATGCGGTCGGTTTCGGTCTACGCCCTCATGGCCGCGCGAGCCGCATAGACAGATGGCCTCCCCCTTCACTCATGGAGCCAACGTAGTCCTCAGATTTTGCGATGGCGCGCAGTTCGACCGGACCATCGCCAAGGTGCTCCCGGGCGGCGAGTTCAAACTGGTAGGCGGCGACCACGACCTGTGGTCACCACGCTATGCCGAGGGCAAATGGTCGGCTTCGCGTACCGGACGAGACGGGACCGCAGTCCCGGAGGGCTCATAGGTCTATGGCAATCTCACCCCTCGCCAACGTGCTCCGGCTACCGGAGCCCGAACGAGCCCCGCTGCCTGACGCGGCGGACATCGTGCTGGACGAGGCGGGCGCCGACGCGCGCATGGAAGACGGGGCCCTGGTCACCGAACTGGCCGACGGCGCCGCGGTGGTCGACCTCAATCCGAAAACCGGTTCCCAAAAGGCGAAGTCCGACAAGTTCGACGCGAACCTCGCCGAGGAGATGGACGAGAGCGACCTCAACACCATCGCCTCAGAACTGCTGCAGGGCATCGAGCAAGACGATCAATCCCGCACGGAATGGCTCCAGACCCATGCCGAGGGCATCAAGCTGCTCGGCCTCGTGGTCGAGGACAATTCCGGGAGCGCGGGCGGTGACGCGGCCCCGCTCGACGGCATGTCGACCGCGCGCGATCCGCTCCTGCTCGAGGCCGTTCTGCTGTTCCAGGCGATAGCGCGGGGCGAGCTTTTGCCGGCGGCCGGCCCCGTCAAGGTGCGCGACGACCGGCCGGATGAGCCTGAGATGCCCGAGCCAGAGCCGGGCATGGGACACAACGGCGGGCCCGCGCTCGACGGCGCGCCGATCACAATGCCCGGGCAAATCCCGGCCATGCCGCCCGCGGCCGCTCTTCCACCGCCTCCCGCGCCTCCGCCCGTGCCGAGCATGGTGCCGGGCCTCCCGATGCCGACGCCAGGCGTCCCGAAGGAGCCCGACCGCGACAATCTCGCCAACGCGCTGGAGAAGGATTTCAACCACTACCTGACCGTCACCGCCAAGGAATACGTGCCCGACACCGACCGCATGCTGTTCTCGGTCGGGTTCGGCGGGCAGGGCGTGAAGAAGGTCTACAACTGCCCGATCCGGCGCCGCCCGGTGTCCGAAAGCATCGCGATGGAGGACTTCATCGTCTCCAACGCGCTCACCGACCTCGGCAACGCCGCGCGCATCACCCACAAGATCAAGATGCGGCCGAGCATCCTGAAGCGGATGCAATTGCTCAATGCCTATCGTGACACGCCCGTCGGCGAGCCCACGGGCTCGGAGCAGCCGAATGCGGTGGAGCAGGCCAAGGCCAACGTGATCGGCGTCACGGTGCAGCCCGTCGACCCGAAGGACGCCAATTTCATCGTCTACGAATGCTATTGCGAATTGGACATCGACGAATTCGCCCCGAGGCAATTTAAGGGCAAGGGCCTACCGCTTCCCTACAAGGTGACGATCGAAAAGGAGAGCGAGAAGGTCCTCGAGATCCGGCGCAATTGGAAGGAAGACGACGAGCAGGCGATGGCGAAGGAGTTCTTCGTCGAATTCCCGTATGACAAGGCGTTCGGCTGGTACGGCATCGGCCTCCTGCACATCCTCGGCAATCTCACCAAGGCGCTGACCGCGGCGCTTCGCATCACGCTCGACGGCGGGATGTTCTCGAACTTCCCGGGCTTCCTGTACGCGAAGGGCGCCGGGCGGCAATTGAGCAATCAATTCCGCGTCCCGCCAGGCGGCGGGATTGGCCTCGACGTCGGCCTGCAGAAGCTCTCCGACGCCGTGATGCCGTTGCCCTACAAGGAGACGTCGCCGTCCTTCACCGCGTTCATCGCGCAATTGCGGGAATTGGGACAGCGGGTCGGCGGCACCGCGAACACCAATGTCGGCGAAGGCCGCCAGGACGCGCCGGTAGGCACCACGATCGCGCTGATCGAGCAGGCCATGAAGCCCGTAGGCGCGGTGCTGAAGCGCCTGCACACCGCTCAATCCAAGGAATTGCAATTGCTCAAGGAGCGCTTCCGGGACGATCCGGAGGCGTTCTGGCGCTTCAATCGCCGCCCCACGCGGCCTTGGCAGAAAGAGCAATTTATCCAGGCGCTGGACGATCTCGACCTCGTCCCGGTGTCGGACCCGAACAACCCGACCAAGATGCACCGCGCAGGCAAGGCGCAGGCGGTGGTGCAGTTCGATGCAGGCAAGCCCGGCTTCCTCGACCCCAAGAAGGTTTGGGCGGAGTTCGCAAGCGGCATCGAGTTGGACGATCCCGACAGCTATCTCGCCCCGCCGATGCCGATCCAGCCGCCTCCGGTCGACCAGGGCAAGCTCGCGACCGCGCAGGCGAAGATGAAGGGCGACGAGATCAAGGCGCAGACCGAGTTGTCCAAGGCGCAGATGAGTGCCCAGGAAGCGGCGGAGGCCCGCGAAGGCCGCATCCGCGAACTGGAAATGAAGATCGAGCTTGAGCAATTGCGCGCCGAGGCCAAGCTCGAAGCCGAGCAATTGAAGATCGCCGGGCAATTGGCGGTCGCGGCGGAGAAGGCCGACCAGGCGGACCGCCACAAGGCGCTCGACTTGGCCTCGACCCATCACCTGACCGAAGGCGAGCGCGAGCACAAAGCCGAGCTTGCCCGCGAAGCCAACCGCGTGAAGGAAAAGACCGCGGCCGCAAAGCGCGCGGCCAAACCGAAGGCGAAAAAGTCATGAGCTACAAGAAGGAATCTGCGGCCTCGCGCGCCTCGAAGAGGGCGGGGTATGCAGCGGGTGGTGTCGTGGAGCCAGAGAGGCGAAATCCCCGCGCGCTCGGCGACATGGACATCCCTGTTCGTTCGGACCCACCGCAAGGCCTCACAACCGACGACGGCTTCGACCGCGAAAACGACGCCTATTTCAACGCCAAGCAAATCCGAAGCGAGAACAGCCGTGTGCGCCGCTATCGCAGCGGCGGCCGGGTGAAATCCTAACCAGGAGCAATTGCCATGAAGTCCACCAAATACGTCGGCGAGTCCCAGAAGGCCAGCACCGCGGCGCGCGCGGAGAGCGGCAAGCAGGCATCCGCCAAAGCCCCGAAGATGACGGCGGGCGCGGCGAGCGGTCCCGGCCGGCTCCAGAAGGCCAAGGCCTACGGCAAGAACGCGAAGTAAGCCGTGCCCGCGTTCGAGAACTCCTCGAACATCGCCAGCGCGGATTACGACCCGGCCGCGCAAAAGCTGACGGTCACGTTCCGCAATGGCGGCCAGTACGCCTATGCGGGAGTGCCCCAGGACGTGTTCAACGAGATGAAGTCGGCCGAGAGCGTCGGCAGCTACTTCCACACCAGCGTGCGCGGGGCCTACGAGGCCGCGAAGATCGAACCGGAGCCAGTCACCGAAAAGGGAGCGTGAGCGTGAAACACGTTGAAACAGTCGTGAGGGCCGTCATCGACGCCGGCGCGCATAAGGCCACGAAATTTATCAGTCCGAAGCTCGTCATTCGGGCCACGCAGCGTCTTTATCGGCGCAAGGCCGCGGCTAAGCGTGACGACGCCGATATCGTTTTGACCATCGGCCGCCCGAACTATGCCGAGCGGAAGTTCATCGCCGCCTGCAAGAAAAGCAGCGAGCCGTTCCCGGTCCGCAAGGTGCAACTCAAGTTCCCGCCGAAGCGCAAATGAGCGCGATCGTCGACTCCGAACTGGCCGAAAAGCTCGTCGAAGAGATCGACCAGATCGTCAAGGATGGCACTGAGAGCCTCGCCTCCGGCTATTCCTACGAGAAGTACCAACAGTCGTGCGGGTTTATCGAGGCAATGCGCCAGGTGCGCCACGCCCTCATCCCGCGGATCCTTGAAGAACTCCAGAAGAGGTGAAGCGTATGTCCGCTAAGCTTATGGAAATCGCCACGGCCGCAGACCCTCGCAAGGGCATTCAGAAGGCGGCTGGCGATCTCGGCAACGTCTGCCTGTTCTCCGGCCGCGTGCTGGTGGCGATCTACATCGCCCCGGAGAAGACCGCAGGCGGCATTTACCGGCCGCAGGCCAATATCCGCGAGGACATCTACCAGGGCGTCGTCGGTCTCGTGCTCAAGAAGGGCGCGATGGCTTTCAAGGACGACGAGGCCAACAAGTTTCACGGTCAGGACGTGCAGGTCGGCGATTGGGTGACGTTCCGCCCCGGCGACGCCAAGCGCATCCAGATCAACGGCGTCGATTGCCGCATTGTCGAGGACGTTCTGATCGACATGGTGATCGCCGACCCCGAAATTATCACGCATCGGAAGTGAGGGCGTCATGTCCACGAGATTGAAACCGTTCCGCAAGGACGAGGAACTGGCCGCGATCCCGGTCGATCAGCCCGTGCTGGTCGAGCTTGGTCCCGAACCGTCCGGCACCGAGCCGGAGAAGGGCGCTGATCGCGACACCGATCAGGGCGTCAAGACGCTGGAGGAGCAACTCGCCGCCTCCAAGGAGGCCGAGCGCCGCGCCGACGAGGGCCGCCGTGACGCCGAGCGCCGCGCCACCGAGGCCACCGCCGAAGCCGAAAAGGAATTGCTGAGCAATTCTCTCGCCGGCGCGCAATCCGAGGAAGCCGCCGCCAAGGAGGCCTTCAAGAAGGCGTTCGAGGCCGGCGACAGCGACGCAATGGCGGATGCGCAATCCAAGATCGGGCGCGCCGCAGCCCGCATCCTGCAATTCGAGGGCGCGGTCGCGCAGTTCGAGGAAGAGGCCAAGGCAGAGAAGGACCGGCCGAAGCCGCAGGTCGACATCGTCACGGCGATCGACCGGGATCCGAAGCTGATGGCGCCGGAGCGCGATTGGCTCAAGGCCCACACCGAGACGCTGACCGACACCAGGCTCAACCGTAAGCTCGGCGTGGCCTATGACGAGGCGCTCGCGGCCGGCCACAAGCGCGGCAGCGACGGGTATTTCAAATTCCTCGATCAATTCATGGGCTATGCGAAGGCGTCCGACGACGAGCCCGGCGAAGACAATTCGGAAAGGGCCAGCCACATGAGCGCGCCGGTATCGCGTGAAGCCACGTCGTCCACAAGCGGGCGGCCGACGTCTCCGACCCGTGTCACCCTGACGCCGGACGAGCGCGAGATGGCCCGCTCCATGGGAGTCAGCGACGTGAATTACGCCAAGGGCAAATTGCAATTGGCGGCCAATAGGAAATCCGATCCCGAAAAGTTCGCGGCCCGTTAAGGAGCATTCAGATGACCAAAGCCCGCACCACCCGCGCCCCGATCCGCACCGAAGCTGCGACACCAGAGCCCGTGCGCGAGCCCATCCGCGCCAAGACCCGCACCCGCAAGGGCGTCGGCGTCGACCAATTCAACATTCCGCCGGAATTGATCCCTGATGGCATCGACTTCCAATGGAACGTCGACACCGTGACGGGCCAGCCGTCGGTGCAGGAGCGCACCAGGATGGAGCAGCAGGCCTGGGAGGCGGCGACCATCACCGATTTCCCGTTCCTTGACGGCATGTTCATGCGCAAGGGACACCTGGGCGAGATCAATGTCGGCGGCCTCGTGCTGATGTGGCGACCGCTCGAATTGACGATCGAGGCGCGCGCCGAGGAATACCAGGCGGCCCGCAATGCGCGTCATGTCGAGGAGCGCAAGATCACCTCCGGCAATGTCGACGGCGTCGATCCAAACTTCCTCGACGCGAAGAACCCACATGCGCGGCAGCAAACGTTCTTGAAAAAGGAGCGCGTTGCGAGTATGCCGGTACAAGACTGATTCGTTCCGACGGATCGTAATTCAACTCCTTCACGCGCCGTGAAGGCCCCGACCACCCCCGCGAGGATCGCGGAGAGGAGGTCCTGAGAGGGTCTCATGGCGAACGTTAACGCCCCAAACGGTTTCACGTATTTCGGTCGCATGGACGGCGGTTCGCCGACCATGGGCAACACCACCCGCAAAATCCTGTCGACCTACAACGTCGCGATCGGCTTCGGCGATCCGGTGATTTCGGTCGCGAGCGGCTACATCCAGCGCGCCACGGCTTCGACGGTGCAGATCGCGGGCATGTTCTACGGATGCTCGTATCTCAATACCGCGGTCGGCCGCGTCGTCTGGTCGCCGTTCTGGCCCGGCACCGCGCAGGGCAGTGACGCGACCGCCTACATCAACAGTGACCCGCAGTCCTTGTTCCTGGTGCAGACGCTCAGCACCGCCGTGGTGTTCGCCGACATCGACGCCAACATCAACTTCGCGATCGGCGAGCCGAGCACGGTCACGGGCATTTCGACCACGTCGATCGATCAGTCGACCATCGCGACCACCGATACCCTGCCGTTCCGCGTCGTCGGGCTTTACTCCGACTACGAGACGGCAAGCGGCGCCGTGAACGGCACCGACAACGCCTCCGCTTACAACCGAATCATCGTGGCACCGAACTTCTGGGATCGCCGGTCCCTGGTCGGCATCGTGTAAGCCGGAGGAAAACCCATGCCAATCTCACTCGCACAAATCCGCGACCTTCTCCTCCCCGGCCTCTATGCCGTCACAGGGGAATACGACCAGCTTCCGCGCGTGTGGAACAAGGTCTACAAGTCGCGCAAGTCGACCATGGCGCTCGAGCGTCTCGCCTCGATGCGCTACCTGCCGATCGCGGCGATCAAGCAGGAAGGCGGAACGACCACCTTCGACAACGCCTCCGGCCAGCGCTACATCTACAACCAGGAGCACGACGAGATCGGGCTCGGGTTCGCGATCACGCGCAAGGCGATCGAGGACAACCTCTACAAGACCGAATTCGGCCCGAACGCGATGGGCCTGCGCAATGCCTTCCTCCGGTTCGAGGAGGTCCGCGGCGCCGATGTGATCAACACCGCTTCCACCTACGACGCCACGGTAGCGGGCGACGGCAAGGCGCTGGCGGCCACGGATCACCCGGTCGACGGCGGCACCTTCTCTAACCTGGCGTCGCCTGCGGTCTCGCTCAACGAAACCTCGCTGCTCAACGCCCAGGTCGCCATCAACGCCAATTGGCGCGACAACGCCAACCAGCGCATGAACGCCAAGCCGCGGAAGCTTCTGATCCCGCCGCAGCTCGAGCCGACCGCGATCCGCCTCTTGAAGACCGAGCTTCGCCCCGGCACCGCCAACAACGATGTCAACGCGATCCTCTCGACCCAGGGCGGCATCCCGGACGGCTATCTGGTCTGGAACTACCTGACCTCCGAGTTCGGCTGGCAGGTGCTGACCGACCAGGACGGCCTGATCCACATGAGCCGCGTCGCCTACGAGAGCGATATGTCGGTGGAGTTCACGACCGACAACTTGCTGGTCAAAGGCTACATGCGCGACTCGTTCGGCTACAACGATCCGCGGTGCGCCTACTTCTCGCGTCCGACCAGCTAACGGGAGATTGGGACTATGACGCTAACCAATTTTCCCAACGGCGCATCGAGCTTCGGTGTCCCCATGGTTGGGGGCATCGGCGGGGTCCCGCTGACCGGCACTTATTTCTGGGTTGACCCGGCCAACGGGAACGACGGCAACACGGGCCTGTCTCCGCAGGAGGCGCTCTCCACGCTCTACATGGCGCACGCCAAGATGACGGCAGGCAAGAACGACGTTTGCGTTCTGGTCGGTAATGGCGCCGCCAGCGGCTCGGCGCGGCTTTCCACTGCGCTCGCACAATCCGTCGACTCCGCGGTCACGGCCGGCACGCTGGTCTGGTCGAAGAATGCCTGCCATCTGATCGGAGAGACGGCGCCGACGGTCGCGTCTCGCGCCCGCATCGCGCCGCCGTCCGGCACCTATACCCAAGCCACCTTCGGTTCCGGCGACTTCGTCACGGTTTCGGCGCAGGGCTGTATCTTCGCCAACTTCTCGCTCTTCAACGGCTTCTCCACCGGCGGCACCAATCAGATTTGCTGGACGGACTCGGGCGGGCGCAACTCCTACTACGGGGTGCAGTTCGGCGGTATGGGTGACGCGGCCTCGGCGCAGAACGCCGGCAGCCGATCGCTCCTGATCACCGGCACGACCGGAGAGAACAGCTTCCACGAATGCACGTTCGGCCTCGACACCGTGACGCGCACCACCACCAACGCCACGCTGGAACTCGCCGGCGGCTCGCCGCGCAACACGTTCCGGAACTGTACCTTCGTGGCGATGACCTCGAATGCCGGCGTTCTCCACATCAAGACCGGGGCGGCGTCGGCAATTGATCGCTGGCAGTTGTTCGCGGATTGCGCCTTCATCAACGCAATCCAGAGCACCAGCACCCAGATGACGGTTGCGATCTCCATGGCGGCTTCGGCCGGCGGCATGCTGCTGATCCAGCGGTGCACCTCGATTGGCTCCACCAAATGGGGCGACGCCGGCGCGCTGGCACAGATTTACGTCGACGGCGGACCGCCGACCGCGGGCACCACGGGCCTCGCGATCACCCCGACCTAAACGGGACCGCTACAGCAACGCGAAGAACTTTGGGGCGGCTTCGGCCGCCCTTTCCTTATCGGACAACGGAAGGGCCGCACGATGCAGCCGATCTACGTCACCAAAGCGCTCTCGGTCGCGGCGGACGCCGATGGCATCGCGCAATCGCAGACCCCGCTCGCCGGCGGCAACCTCACGATCAATGGTGCGCTCGCCTCGGGCGGGGTCGCCAGCCTGACGAGCCAGCGGCAGGTGCTGTTCACCTTCGCGGCCGACGAAACCGGGCGCACCTTCGTGGTCTACGGGACCGACGATCAGGGCGTCAGCATCAGCGAGACGGTGGCGGGCACGGCCACCACAGCGGTGACGCTCCTCAACTACAAGACCGTGCCACGGATCTCCGTCGACGCAGCCACCGCGGGCGCGCTGACGGTCGGGACCAATGGGGTCGGAGCCGGCCCATGGATCATCCCGAACTGGCACATCTCGCCGGTCAACATCGGCTTCGGCACGATCGTGACCGGGACCGTCAACTTTACGGTCCAATACGCCATGCAGGACCCGAGCGGGACCTACCCGAGCGGGGCGGCAATCCCGACACCGTTCGACATGACCGACCTCGCCTCCAAGACCGCGAATACCGCGGCGAATTGGGTTGCGCCGATCGCGGCCTGGCGCGTGAAGATCAATTCCGGGACTGGCAGCGTGACGGTGTCGGCGCTCCAGGCCGGGATCGCAGGCTAAAGCCGTGACGAGCTCCGGCACCTACGCATTCGCCTCATCGAATGCCGACGTGGTGTTGGGCGCCTATGGCCGCATTGGCATCCGGCGCACCATGCTGCTCGCCGAGCACATGTCCGACGCCTACCGGCAGGCCAACCTTGCGCTGGTCACGCTTTCCAATCTGCAGCCGAACCTGTGGACCGAGGAAACGCAGGAGGTGGCACTGATCGACGGGACCGCGAGCTACACGCTCGAGGCCCGCACCATCATGATCCTCATTGCGACGATCCGGACCGGAACGGGCGTGTCGCAGAACGACCGCGTCATCACCCCGGTGTCGGCCGTCGATTACCAGAGCTTCCCGAACAAGTCGCAGGAAGGCTTTCCGAGCACCTATTGGTTTAACCGGCAGATCACGCCCACCATCACGTTCTGGACCGTTCCGGACGCCACCTCGATTTACACGGCCCGCCTGCAGACCGTGCGGCAGGTGCAGGACGCTAATCTGGCCAGCGGCGAAACCCCGGACCTGCCGTATCGGTTTCTCGACTGGTTCGAGGCCGAGATCGCGGCGCGCCTCGCGCGCATCTACAAGCCTGACCTCGAGGACAAACGCAAAGCCGACGCCGCGCAGGCCTGGGCGATTGCGGCGACCCAGGACGTTGAAAATGTTCCGATGTCGATCATGCCGGCGCTCGGCGGCTATTACCGGTAGCCGAGGTGGCCTGGCATCCCAACGGCCGGGCGCGCGTCAGCGCCAGCAGCCCCCGCGCGAAAGCCGTCTGTGACCGTTGCGGATTTCTGTATTCGCGCACCGACCTGCGCTGGCAGTCCCAGTGGGAGGGCACGCAGCTTCAGAACCTCGGCATCCTGGTGTGCTCGATCTGCCTGGATAAGCCGCAAATGCAGTTGCGCGCCATCATCCTGCCGCCCGATCCGACGCCGATCGAAGACCCGCGGCCCGAGCGCTACGCGATGGAAGTGCCGAGTTACGTCTCGACCGAGGCTGGCGTTCATTTTGTGACGATGTCCGGCCTGAACCTCACGACCGAAATCCGCGTGACGCCGTCGCCTGACCCCAACACCCCCTATTACTTCGTCCCGGAATAGACCATGGCCAACACGACGATGCTTGATCTGCCGGTCGCGTCAGGGCTCGACGGGTCGGAGTATGCCTGGATCGTTCAGGGGGGCACCGACAAGCGGGCGACGCTTGCGGAGATCGCCGCGACCGCTACCGGCTTCGTGCCGACCTCGCGCGCCATCAACACCCCATCGAACGGCGGCCTCACCGGCGGCGGCACGCTCGCGGGCGACCTGTCCCTGAGCTTCCTGCCGTCCAACCTCGCGGCCAAGACCGCAATGGCGGTGGCCGACGGGTTCGCGATTAACGACGTCGCCGGGGGCAACGTCCCGAAGCTCTCGACATTCTCGAATGCGATGAAGGCGCTCACCGGGCTGACCGCGCTCGGTGCCCCGAGCCTGACCGACGACTACCTCATCATCAACCGGGCCTCGGACGGCCTGACCTACAAGATCAACCCTTCGTCGCTTTCGCTCGCGGCCGGCAACGTCCCGGCCGGCGGCACGACCGGACAGTTCCTCGCAAAGGCCAGCGGCACAGACTACGACACGGAATGGTCTGATCCTTCGATCCTGCTCGATGCCGTCAGCATCGCGGCGAACCCGACCGGCGCTCAGGCATTCGCGGTTTCGGTCACGCTTGGCGCGACGCTCGCATTCTCAGGAACGGCGCTCCGGACCGGAGCGGGCACTGGCGACGTCTCATGGTCCGCCAACAGCTTCACGACTGCGATCGGCAATAACGTCGTCACCAATGCGATGCTGCGGACAAGTTCCGGTCTGTCCGTCATCGGTCGATCGGCCAATACGACCGGGAACGTCGCCGACATCACGGCCGGAACCGACAACCAGGTCTTGCGGCGCTCCGGCACGACGGTCGGGTTCGGTGCGGTCAATCTCGCATCGGCGGATGCGGTGACGGGCAATCTGCCGGTCGGGAACCTCAATTCCGGCACCTCCGCGAGCGCCACGACGTTCTGGCGCGGCGATGCGACATGGTCGGCGGTGGCAGGCTCAGATGTGACCGGCGCCGCGCTCACAAAGGTTGACGACACCAACGTTACGCTGACGCTCGGCGGTACACCGGCAACGGCACTCCTGCGCGCGGCGTCCCTTACGCTTGGGTGGACCGGGCAACTCGGTCTCACCCGTGGCGGCACCGCGGCGAGCCTGACGGCCTCCGACGGCGGCATCGTCTATTCGACATCGAGCGCGCTTGCGATCCTTGCCGCGACCGCGACCGCCGGTCAGATCATTCGCTCCGGCTCGAACACGGCGCCATCATGGTCGACGGCGACTTATCCGGCGACGACGACCATCAACCAGTTGCTGTATTCGAGTTCGGCGAATGTGATTGCCGGACTTGCTACGGCCAATGGCGGCATTCTCAATGCCGGGGCGACCGGTATCCCGAGTATCACCGCAACACCGGTTCTGGGTGTGGCAGGGTCCACCCTCGGCACCCTGACGCTTTCCGGCAATACCTCCGGCACAGTCCTGATCACCCCGCAGGCTGCGGCTGGCACCGCTACTTTCACGCTCCCGAACGCATCCGGCACGCCCGCGATTAACGTCCCGTCTCCGCTCTCGCTCTCCGCGACCACCGGAGCGGTCACATGGGCCGGCCTGACCAGCGGTGGCGTGCTCTATGCGAGCAGCACCACGGCGGTGGCGTCCTCGGCGCTTCTCACCGCGAATGGCGTGGTGCTCGGAGGCGGGGCTGGCACTGCGCCCGGCGTGACGGCAGTCGGCACCAACGGCCAGCGGCTGATGGGCAATACCGGCTCGGCGCCGACATTCCAGACCGAGACGGCATTCGTGCCATTCGTCATCGATGGCGGGGGCTCCGCGATCACCACCGGCATCAAGGGCGACATCGGCCCGTTCTCGTTCCCGTGCACGATCACCGGCGTCACCATGCTGGCCGATCAGTCCGGATCGATCGTGGTCGATCTCTGGGTCGACAGCTACGCGAATTTCCCGCCGACAGATGCGGACAGCATTACGGCATCCGCTCCGCCTACGATTTCGGCCGCGACCAAATCGCAGGACACCACGCTCACGGGCTGGACCGTTGCGCTCGCCGCTGGAGCCATCATTCGGTACAACGTCGACAGCGCGTCGACCGTTACCCGCGTCACGCTCACACTCGCAGTCAGCAAGACGGGCGCGTGATGGGAACCAAGATCGCTGTGGTCTACGGCACCCAATCCGGCATCATGCGCCGGGTTATTGCCCCCTCGCGCGACAAAGAGCTCGACGATCCTGCGCTGGTCGGTCCGGGCGAATCCATGCTCGTTATGGAGGGCAAGGACGCGCCGAACATGACCGCGGCAAAGGGAGCGCTCGTCAAGCATCTTGGCTTCATCCCGCATTCCGGACGCACCGCCGTGATCTCAATGGACGGTGTGGTGGAAAACGTGATCATCGCCGATCCCGCCCTTTACTCCATTCCCGACAAGATTCTCGTGCTCTGCGGCGATGACGTGAAACCTGGGATGACGCACGACGACAAGGATGGATTTAAAGAAATCCCCCCTGAGCCAGATCCTGATGAGGAAGTGCCGCCGGTTTCGTCCGAGCCCGGTGTTGACGCGCCATGACGACGATCTTTTATACCAGCACCCAGACCGTCACGGTCCCGGTAGACTTCTCCACACTCACTTATATCGACTGCATCGGTCCCGGCGGCGGTGGTGGCGGCGGTCAATCCGGCATCACGGCTGGGGCGGGCGGCGGCGGCGGTGCTTTCTCGCAGATTACTTCGCTCTCGGGCATCGCGCCTTCTAACCAATATCACATCCAGGTCCCGGCCGGCGGCGCCGCAGGGACAAACGCAGCCGGAACCACTGGCGCGGATTGCTGGTGGAAAAATACCGCAGAGACGACAACCTATGCGCTTGCCAAGGGCGGCACTGGCGGGGCCAAAAACGACTCGCATAACGGCGGTGGGGCCGGTGGAGCCGCGGCATCTGGAACAGGAAACACCAAACGATCCGGCGGCACCGGCGGTGGTACGCGCGGCGGCGGCGGCGGCGGTGCTGCAGGGCCGACAGCGGACGGAGCCATTGGCGGAACCGGCAATAATTCTGGCTACAACGCTGGCGCAGGCGGCGGCGGTGCCGATGGCGGAACGCAGGGCGTCGATTGGACATCCGGCGCAACCGGGACCGCGGGCGGGACCGGGGCAAACAACGGCGGCAACGGCGGCGCTGGCGGCAATGGAAATAATGCGGGAGCCGGCGGCAACGGTGTCGTTGGGTCGGCAGGCACCGAATACGACGGCTCGCATGGTTCCGGTGGCGGTGGTGGCGGCGCGGGCACCAGCACGGGCTCCGGCGGGGTCGGCGCCGTTGGCGGCAACTATGGCGGCGGTGGCGGCGGTGGCGGTCTGTCCGATGTCGGCAATACAACCGGCGGGAACGGCGCGGCCGCGCTCATCACCTTCGTCTATGCGACGGCCGGAAACGCCCGCGCGTTCGGATTTGTCATCGGCTAGGACGGTGTGACGCATGGCCTACAACTACACCACCTACCGAGCCGCCCTGGCCGAACTGATGGTCACGACGACGGCGGAGGCGGACTTCGTCGCGATCTTGCCGAGCATCATCGATTACGCCGAGCAGCGCTGCTACCGCGAACTCGACTTGCTCAACACGGTGGTTCGAGACTCCACCGGCGTTCTCTCGGCCAGCAACCGAAACTTTACGCTGCCGACCAGCCTCGGCACCTTTATTGTGGTCAATGGCATCAATGTGGTGACGCCGGCCGGGACGGCGCCGGACGCCGGAACGCGCAAGCCGCTCGTCCCGACCACGCGGGATTATCTCGATCTCGCATGGCCGAGCGCCACCGGCGCGACGGTGCCATCGCTCTACGCCATGATCACGCAGTCGACGATCGTGGTCGGCCCGTGGCCGGATGCCGCCTATGTGGTCGAGGTGATTGGGACGCAGCGGCCAACTCCGCTCAGCGCGTCCAACACGTCGACATTCCTGACCGCAAATCTTCCCGACCTGTTCATGGCCGCCTCGATGGTCTTTGCCTCGGGGTTCATGCGCAATTTCGGCTCGCAGGCCGACGACCCCAAAATGGCTCAATCCTGGGAGACGCAATACAAGACGCTGTTCGCGTCGGCCAACATCGAAGAGATGCGCAAGAAATATCAGTCCGCCGGCTGGTCATCGCAGAGTCCTGCGCCGCTCGCTTCACCGCGGACCTGATCGATGCCGAACGGCGCCGTTATCCTCCGCCCGGGGGTCAATGTCGAATTCACCCCGGCATTCAATGAGGCGGGGATCTCGTCCTGCGACTTGATCCGGTTTCGCGATGGGCTGACGGAAAAGCTCGGAGGCTGGACGCAGTTCTATGACTTCCCGATCGGTTCGACGGTGCGGTCGCTGCACGCATGGCAGGACCTGGATTCCGATCGGTGGCTTGGGGTCGGGGCGCTTTCCTCGCTCAGCGTGATCTCGGAAGGCGTCCGCACCACCATCACGCCGCAGACGACAACCACCAACCCGGCGGTGGATTTCTCCACTACGAACTCAAGCCCGACGGTTACGATTGTGGACGCCGGGATTACGCCGAGCACGCTCAATACGATTTTCATCTCGACGCAGGTTGCGATTGGGGGCCTGATCCTGTTCGGGGTGTACCCGATCGCGACGGTAACGGGCGCGACATCCTATACGATCACGGCATCATCAAACGCCAACGCGACCGTGGCGAACGCAGGGGCGGTCCCGGCCTACACCACGACGAACGGATCATCCACCGTTTCCGTTGCTCTCGTCGCGCATGGGCTTGCGGCAGGAGATACTTTTTACGCTCTGGTCTCGACCGTTGTCGGCGGGGTGACGGTTTCCGGGCAATATCTCGTCCAAAGCGCCACCGCCAACGCCTTCACCATCCTGGTCGCTTCCCCGGCCACATCGGGAGCAACGGTTTCGGAAAATTCCGGGGCCGCGCGGATCAAGTATTTCATCACGATCGGCCCGCAGTCGGCCGCATCGGGGTACGGGCTTGGTGGCTACGGGATGGGCGGTTACGGCCTTGGCGTCGCGCCGGCGACCGGTTCCGGGACACCGATTACATCGACCGACTGGACCCAGGACAATTGGGGCGAAATCCTTCTTGCGTGTCCGGAGTTGGGACCGATCTACACTTGGCGGCCGAGCACCGGATTCCAGACCGCGTCGATCATCGAAGCCGCGCCGATCGTCAATACCGGCATGTTTGTCGCCATGCCGCAGCAGCAGATCGTGGCCTACGGTTCTTCGGTTATCGCGGGCGTGCATGACCCGCTGCTTGTGCGCTGGTGCGATGTGTCCGACTACGATCAATGGACCGCATCCGCGATCAATCAGGCCGGGTCCTTCCGCATCCCCTCCGGGTCGCGCCTGGTGGGCGGGCTGCAGGCGCCGTTGCGGGGGCTGCTGTGGACCGACATCGACCTGTGGTCGATGCAATATGTCGGTCCCTCCGATGTGTACGGCTTCAACAAGTTGCTCAGCGGGTGCGGGCTCGTCGGCAAGCACGCGATGGGCGTGCTCGGCGGGGCGGTCTATTGGATGGCGCTCAATCAGTTCTTCTGGATGGGGTCGGGTGGGCCGCAACCGCTGCCCTGCACGGTCTGGGATGTGGTGTTCCAGGACATCGACACCGACAATCTGGAGAAAGTCGTCTGCGCGGTGAATTCCTCCTTCTCGGAGGTGACTTGGTACTATCCGTCTGCATCCGGCGGCACCGGCGCGATCGACAAGTATGTGAAGTTCAACCCGCTCGAGAAGGCATGGGATTACGGGTCGCTCGCCCGCACCGCATGGATCGATCAATCGGTTCTCGGGGAACCTATCGGGTCCGGGACCGACCAATTCCTCTATCAGCACGAGACGTCGCGCAACGCTGACGGCTCGCCGATGAATTCGTTCTTCGAGAGCGGCTATTTCGTTCTGGCGGAAGGGCAGGAATTCGTCTTCATCGACATGCTCTACCCGGACATGAAGTGGGGGACGTTCGGGGGTGACGGCGATGCGAGCGTGCAGATCACGGTCTACACCGTCGATTACCCCTCGGCACCGCGGCGCACGCATGGCCCCTACACGATGACCGAGGCGTCGACCTTCATCAACACGCGATGCCGCGGCCGTCTCGCCGCTATTCGCATCGAAAGCAGCGACCTCGGCAGCTTCTGGCGGGCGGGTCGTATCCGCTATCGCTTTGCGCAGGACGGGCGGAGATAATCATGGCGAGCCTCGACGACGTTCTCGCCGCCCTGCAAAACGGTGTGCAGGCGATGAATGCTTTGAGGGCGGTCATCGACGCCAAGTTCCCGGATTGGGTCGACGTGCCCGCGAGTGCGTCCGCTACGGGAACTCCGGGGCAGGTCGCTTACGCGCCCGGGTTTTTTTACATCTGCGTGTCCGCAAATACATGGCAGCGCGTCGCAATAGCGACCTTCTAGCTTCCCTCACCTTTCACCGCGTTCTGACCGGTTGGCTCGCCTCGCGCGCCACAAGGATTTCGCATGGCATCGACCTATACCGACAATTTCGAGCTGCAAAAGCAGGGCGTCGGCGACAACGTCGACACCTGGGGCGACCCAACCCTGAACACCAATGTCATCGGGCGGCTCGACGCCGCGATGGGCGCGACAACGACGGTTGCGCTGGTATCCTCGAACGTCACCCTGACCCAGACGCAATGGCGATCAAAGTGTCTCAAGCTGACCGGAACGCTCGGTGCGAACATCAATCTCTCGCTCCCGCTCAGCGTCAATTCGTCCGGCAGCGCTACGGCGGTCGGCGGCGAATTCATCATCGACAACCAGACCTCCGGCGCCTTCACCATCACCGTGAAGACGGCTGCGACGGGATCCACCGGGGTTGAGGTGCCGCAAGGCTTCCGCTCAATCCTCTTTTCCGACACCGTCCACGTCACCTATGCCGACGACCAGGCGCGGTCGACGATACAAACCTACGCCGGGAATCCGAACGGCAATGTCGCGGGCTCGGCCGGTTCGAGCACGACCCCGGCCTCGATGCGGTACGACCGCACCAACGGCATCCTCTATGTCTGTACGACGTCGGGTGTGGCGGCGGCGGCGGTTTGGACCGCAATCAACGGACCGGTGCAGGAGCCGCAGGGCTACCTGACGCCGAGTTCGGATGTGAACAACGTCGTCATCACTGGAGATTCCATCGGCGCGACGTCGCTCTATTACACCCCCTATACGGGCAACTCGTGCCCTCTGTTTAACGGCACAGTTTTTGTGCCGACCGTATTCTCCCAGCAGACGCTGGCGCTCTCCGCCTCGCAATCTGCATCCGCCATCTACGATGTTTACGGGTTTCTGGACGGAACCACCTTCCGCGTCGGGTTCGGGCCGTCTTGGGCGGCCGGCACCGGCGGGGCAGTCACCGCTCCATGTGCACGCGGAACGGGCGTCGGCGGGGCGGCGATCCAGCGGCAGAGCGGTATCTGGCTCAACACCGCAGCGATGACCATGACAAACGGAGCGTTGACTTATTCGGTCGCGGCGCTACGCGGGACCGTCATCGCCACCGTGTTTATCGACGCAACGCAAGGGCAGGTGACGTGTCACCGGACCTACGGTCAGAGCCGAAAATGGGGCGTGTGGAACTTCTACAATCGGTTGCCGATCTATCTGAAAGAAGGAGACCCGAACGGCAACTGGACTTATGAGTCCGGGACGGTGCGTCCGTCGGACAACACCACCGCCAACAGCCTGACGGTACTCTGCGGGTTGGCGGAAGAAATCATCTCCGTAAAATTCTCTCAGCAAACGTCCGTCAGCGCCAGTAAGGACATTGCGGTCGGCATAGGCTGGAACTCAACCACAGGGTTTACCGGGTTCACCGGGGCGCACTCTGGAGGTAGTTCCTCGGTTATTCGTCAGACCGCGGAATATATCTCGCCACCGTCGCTTGGGATCAACGTGGCAACCGCCTTGGAATCCAGCTCGGCGTCATCGTCCGCAGTCTTCTATGGCACTGAAACCAACATGCTTCTTACTGCAATGTGGAGCGGCTGACATGCCTTTGATCAAGAGCGGAAGCGATGCCGCGTTCAAGGCCAACGTCGGCGCCGAGGTTCGCGGTGGCCGCGATCAGAAGCAAGCGCTCGCGATCGCGTATCGCGTTCAGCGCGACGCCAAGGCGAAGAAACGCGGGGCCGGAGGCCGAGTCCCGGGCTATGCGCCGGGCGGCATGGTCAATGTTGGCCCCAAGGCACCGCCATTTCAGATGCGCAACGCGGCGCGGCAAATGGGTCGACCGAGCGGAATCATCGCGTCTGCCGTGCCGGGGCGCACGGACAAAATCCCGATGTCGCCGAAGGGCGGCAGCTACGTCATCCCGGCCGATGTGGTCTCGAGCATCGGCCAGGGCAACACGATGGCGGGCGCACGCGGGCTCAATCAGCTTTTCAAGATGGGGCCGTTCGGCGTCGCCGCGCCAAAGATCGGAATCCCCCGGCGCCCCGGCAAGTTCGCGGCGGGTGGTGACGTCGGCGACGGCGCGCCGGTCGACATCATGGCGGCGGGCGGGGAATTCGTGGTGCCACCTGAGAAGGTTGCGGAGATAGGCGGCGGCGACGTCCAGCGCGGGCATGAAGTTCTCGACGCGATGATCGCCCAGACCCGCAAGAAGACGATCAAGACTTTGCGCAAATTGCCGGGGCCGAAGAAACGATGACATCCCCCTCGGTCGTTCGTCCAGCGGCTCCCGCTGACCTCCCGGAAATCTGGCGTCTGTTCCGGATGCTGCATGCGGAGAACGCGATCTTCGCCATTTCCGATCCGAAGGTGCAATTCTATCTGGACCGATTGCTGCACCCCGGGCGGATCGACAAGAGCGATACAGGGCCTCGGGGCTTCATTGGCGTGATCGGGCCGCATGGCGCGCTCGAAGGGTGCATCATGCTGACGATTGGGGCGGTCTGGTATTCGGAAGACTGGACGCTCGACGAGCATCTGAATTTCGTTGACCCCGCTCACCGGGCATCCAGCCACGCCAAAGCGCTGATTTCCTACGCCAAGAATTGCGCGGAGAAAATCGGGGTGCGGCTGGTCATTGGCGTTCTTTCGACCAAGCGGACGGCGGCGAAGGTCCGTCTGTATGAGCGTCAATTGACACCAGCAGGCGCGTTCTTTGTTCATCCGGCCCCGCCGGACATTGAACCGCGCAAGCGCCTCTACAGGACACAATAACCATGGGCGGCAAGAACAACACCAAGACGGGAACGTCCAACCAGACGTACACCCCGGCGGGAGCGTCGCAACTCCAGGAAATCTGGAACCGCGTCCAAAGCGCGGCCTCTACTCCTTACACGCCCTATGGCGGCCAAATGGTTGCCGGGCTCAATCAGACCCAGCGGGGCGGCATCGACAAGATCGTCGGCGCCACCGGCGACCTTGATACCGCGCGCGGCTACGCGACGAGCGGCGCGGCGGCGATCGAGCCCGGGGAGATCGAGCGCTATTACAATCCTTTCCAGCGCGACGTGATCGAGGCGACCCAACGCAATTTCGCCGAGAGCAATGCGCAGGCCGACGAGCGGATGAAGGGCAACTCCATCGCGCGCGGGGCATGGGGCGGGGATCGAGCGAATATCGGCCGATCCGAGCTTATGCGGTCGCAAAAGATCGCGCAGGATCCGGTGATCGCGGGGCTCAACAGCCAAGGGTTCAATCTGGCGCTTGCGGCGGCTCAGGCTGATCGCGCCGCGAAGGCGCAGGGCGGCTATCAATTCGGCGCGCTGCACAATTCGGCGCTCGCTGGCGGCCAATCCCAGATCGGCGCCGGCTCGCTCGAGCAGGGCACGGATCAGGCCCGGCTCAATGCGGCCTATCAGCAATACCTCCAGGCGCAGGCGTTCCCATACCAGCAGGCGCAATTCATGGCGTCGACCGGGTTGCCGACGGTCAGCGCAATGGGGGGCTCGCAGAGCGGGTCGAGCACCAGCCCCACACCCGGACCGAGCCCATTGAGCCAAATCGCGGGGCTTGGCCTCACGGCAGCATCGATCTTCGGGGCTCCGTTCACCGGCGGCGCGTCTCTTGCTGGTGTTGGTGCTGGTGCCAGCATGATGGGGGCGGGGAATAAAGCGGCGCGCGGAGGGCGGATCAGCATGTCCCGTGGCGGGCGCACTCGTCCCCGCGGCTTCGACCACGGCGGCTTTGTGGAGCGCGTGCAATCCATCCGGGAGATGCTGCGCGGCGGCCGGGTCATGGAAGCGAGCCGCGACCCGAACGGAATCTATGTGCCGCACGGCTTCGCCGACGGTGGCGACGTCGGTTTCAACGACCGCTGGGGCGGGTTCCCGGTGTTCGATGCCGGCGACGGGGCGGGGAGCATGGAGGCCGCGCGCGGGATCATGGGCCTGCAGGACGTGCCGCCGGCCGCGATGGATGCCTGGCGGCGGTCGAGCGACGTCGCGGCAAGCGACATAATCGGTCCGGGCGATGTCCCGCCGAGCTATGCTGGGCTGCCGCCGATCATGCGGCCGACCCCGATGCCGATGCCGGTCGAGGCGCTCGGCTATAGTGGCGCTCCGGCGCGCGGGCCGGGGCTGTCTGCCCCGCCGATGATGGTGGCCCCGGAAGCGGCTGGGCCCTCGCCGTTCGCGCGCCCGGCACCGGCCGAAGCCCCGTCCGGTGGCGGCGGTCTGTTCAATCTCTCCGAAGATTCCCGGCTCGGTATGTTGTCGGCCGGCCTTGGCATGATGGCATCGAACAACCCGAGCGCTCTCGGCGCGATCGGGGAGGGTGGCCTGCAAGGCGTGAAACAATATGCGGATGCCAAGAAGAGCAAGCAGAGCAATGAAATCCAGGCCCGCAAATTGATCCAGGATGCGGAGCAGTTCGCGAAGGGTATTGATCTCCGGGAAAAGACGCTGAAGGAGACCGAGCGCTATCACAATATTGTCGGCGAAGATCGGAAGGAGACGGTGGCGGAGCGGAAGCGTGCGGCGCAAGAGCGGTCGGATGACCGCCGCGATGCCGCGTCCCGCACCGCCTACCCGGGCGAAGGCCTGGACGGCGAGGGAAAGACCGTGAAGGGCCTCTATCAATTCAATCCGGATACCCGGGAATACGACTTCAAACCGGGCAAGGTGATCCAGAAGGGCGCGGGCTCTGGCGCTGCCAAGGAAGGCCAGACCGAGCGCCTGATCAAACAATTGAAAGAGGAAAATCCGAACCTCACAACGGCCGAGGCGATTGCGCTCACCAAGCGTGCGCCGGACGGCGACCAGATGGCGATCCGTCGCGAGAGCCTCGCTCTCTCTGCCGCCAAGGCCGACCTCGGCTATCTGCGCGACCCGAGCGGCACGCTGGAGAAGTGGCGGAAGCAATACGGTCTCGGCGCGGCCCCCGCCGCTCCTGGTGCCACCGCGCCAGCGGCCGCGCCGAAGCCGCCGCCCGCGGCGACCGCCGCACCTCCGCCGCGTCCTGCCACCGTCCCGCCCGGCTCGCAATACAGCCCGTCCCGCAAGATGTGGCGCGATCCCAGCGGGAAAATCTATGACGCGGCCGGTAACCCCGTGCAGTAATGGCCGAGATTGACGACTGGCAGACGCCCGCCACCGGCGGGCCGCAAGGGTCTATGCCCACCGCCGCGGGAGCGGCGCAGCCTGTGTTTGCGGCCCCGGCCGAGGTCGACGATTGGGTCGACGATTGGACGCCAGAGGCGGCATCCGGCTCGATGACCGATTACCCGGTCGAGTTCGGCAAGGGCTTCGTCGAGGGCGCGAAGAACCTCCCGGCATCGGCGCTCAAGGGAATCGGAGCGGCGCAGACCGTGCGGGCGCAGGATACCGCGATGTTCGCGGATGCTATCGAGCGTGCGCAGCAGGGCGTCGATCCGGCCACGGCCATCGATCAGGTGCGGGCTAACCCGCCAGCGATGGGGCGGATCGCCGATCAGCCGCTCTATCAGGCCGGTAAGGCCATCGAGGAATTCGGCAAGGAGACGCTCGCGCCGCGCCCGGGCTTCGAGCCCGGCAAAAGCTGGACCCGCGACATCGGTTCTGGCTTTGGATCGATGGCGGCCGGCATCGCCACCTCCATGGTTCCGTTCGGCGGGCCCGCGCTCGCCGGTGCGATGTTCCTCGGCTCCGGCATGGGCGAGGCGGTCGACCGGGCCATTGAACACGGCGCGACCGAGGAGCAGGCCCTGCAGGCGGCGCAACTCGGTGCCGTCGCGGGCGCGACGGACATCGTCGACGCGCTCCTCCCCGCGCTCGGCTCGACCGGCAAGGCGCTCGGCTTCATTAAGAGGGTGGGGTTGCGTACGGTGTACGGCGCGCTTGCCGAAGGCGGCCAAGAAGCTGTGCAATCCATCATCCAGAACGCCATTGCCAAGGGCATTTACAAGCCCGAGCAAGAATATGGAGAAGGCGTCACGCGCGCGGCGCTGATCGGCGCCATTGTCGGCGGCGTCACCTCCGGCGGCGTCTCTGCGGCGCAGGGACGAGGCCAGCAGGAAGCGCGGGCGCGAACCGGTGCGCCGACCGCGACCGATGCCGTTGAGACGCCGCGGGCCCAGCAGGCCATGGATGAGCTCGACGCCATCCTGTCAGGCCCGGACGACTGGACCGCGCCGGCACCGGCGGCAGCCGCGCCCGAGCCTGTCCCGGCTTCCCCGACGACGCAGGCGGACCCCCTCCAAGATCTCGACGACATTCTTGCCGAGACGCGCCCCGCGCAGGTCTCGCCCGAGGAGGCGATGCTGCGCGAGCAGGAGGGCATGTCGACTTTTGCCCCCTCCGAGGTGGTCGAGAAAATCGACACGGCCGCAGCCGAGACCAACCCCGAGCCCACCGCGGCGCAGAAGGAAGCCGGCAACTACAAAAAGGGCCACGTCAGCCTGCACGGGCTGGAGTTCACGATCGAGACCCCGCGCGGTGCCGAGCGAACCGGCGTCGACTTCTCCGGCAAGCCGTGGACCGTCACACTCCCCGATCACTACGGCTACATCAAAAAGACCGAGGGCTCCGACGGCGACCAGGTCGACGCCTATATCGGGCCGAACCCGGAGAGCGAGCGCGTCTTCGTGGTCGACCAAAAGGACGCCGAGACCGGCAAATTCGACGAGCACAAGGTCATGGTCGGGTACGAAACGCCCGGCCAGGCGCTCGACACCTACGAGGCGGCGTTCTCGGACGGCCGCGCGCCGGACCGTATCCGCGGCGTCACCGAACTGTCGGTCCCGGAATTCAAGAACTGGCTGGCAGAGGGCGACACGACCAAGCCGCTTTCTTCGGTGCCGCGCTCGGAGTTGACCGGGGCGGTTGACCTGAAAAAGGAAGCGTCCAAGACTGGCGCAATGCTCCCGAAGACCGAACTTTTCCTGCAGTACGGCAACAAGCGCTACGTCGTCGGCGACTTCCGCGAAGCTTCGGAAAAGGTGACGGCCGCGCGCGACGAAGGTATGCGCCAAGGGTTGGGCGGGTCGGATTTCAAATCTCCCCTCATCGTCGATAGCAACGGGAAGGTGGTCGGCTACGTTTCTTGGAACGGCCGAGTGTGGCCCGGCAGACCGGAGGATTGGGCTTCTGGGGTCAAACCGATCTTCGATAATAGAGACAGCAGTTCAGAGGCCCGGGAAACCGGGCCTTCTGATTCCGGGATGCGTCCGAAGCGCGGCGGCGGGATGGAAATCAGCGTCGACCGCACCGACAAGCCGGAATGGCAGACAGTCGAAGAGGCGCCGGAAAAGCCCTCCACCCCCTCTACCGAACCGGCCGAAACTGCTGATATAAAGAGTGAGGAGCGTGCCGATGGACTTCAAGTTCCCGTATCTGCAGGCGATGCGCAGCCAGGCGCCCAAGATGTTCAACCAATTGAACAGGGCCGGCCGGCTGGAGGAACACGCGGCGCAGAAGTCGAACGAGGCCCATCGGATGTTTCAGGAACTGACAGCGAACGCGCCGAAGGACGCAAGCGGCTACCCGCGGGAGCCGTACGCACGGGAGGCCGAGGAGCAGGTGAAAGCGGCTCTGATCGAGTTCCCGAGGGACAGCGCCCAACTGACGATCGAGGATCAGACCAACGCGATCCTGCCCCGGCCGCCTCTGTAGAGGGCGAGAATTACCTGATCGAGCCGGGCGCTCTCGACGAGGCCCGGAGTTGGAAAACCAAAGCCCAAGATAACGTCCGCGCAATCGAGCTTGTCCGCAAGATCGAGGCGGAGGGCCGACCCGCGACCCGCGAGGAGCAGGCGCAACTCGCCCGCTATGTCGGATGGGGCGGCATCAAGGGCGTGTTCCTGGACGCTGACGGAAAATTCGGCAAAGGTTACGAAGCGATCGGCGCCAAGGTCAAAGACCTGCTGTCGCCCACCGAATACAGCACCGCGCGGCGATCTATCCAGTACGCGCATTACACCGCCGAGGACGTGGTCCGTTCGATGTGGAGCGCGGCGGAGCGCCTCGGCTTCACCGGCGGCAAGGTGTTCGAGCCCGGCATGGGCGTCGGAAACTTCGCCGGGATGATGTCTGGCGACCTCGCCGCCAAGACGCAGTATGTCGGGCTTGAGCTCGACCACACCACCGCGCGCATTGCGCGGCTTCTCTATCCCAAATGGGGCGTGCGCCGCGATGATTTCACCAAGGCGCCACTGCCGGAAAACACCTTCGACCTCGTGATCGGCAACCCGCCGTTTGCCGACGTCGCGATCAAGTCCGATCCGAAATATGCAAAGCAGGCGTTCCTCCTGCACGACTACTTCTTTGCGAAATCCCTCGACGCGGTGCGGCCGGGTGGCCTGCTGATGTTCATCTCGTCCGCCGGGACGATGAACAAGAAGGACCCGAGCGCGCGGGAATATCTCGCGGACCGGGCCGATTTCGTCGGGGCGATCCGGTTGCCGAGCAATGCGTTCGCGAAGAACGCCGGCACCGAGGTCACGACCGACATCATCATGCTGCGCAAGCGGCTACCCGACGAGACGCCGGGCGATCGGACGTGGACCGAAACCGTCGAGCAAACGCTGCCGAGCAAGGACGGGGGCAAGATCACCGGCCTCGTGAACCGCTATTTCGCCGAACACCCCGACATGGTGCTGGGTGAACCCGGCTTCTTCGACAAACTCTACCTCAACCGCTACGCCGTGCATGCGCGTCCGGGCTTCGACCTCAAGGCCGAACTCGCCAAGGCGGTCGATACGCTGCCGTCCGGGATCATGTCGGACCTGCAGACCCCGACACAGGCGGCCGAGCACGATTTCGGCAGCAAGGAAAAGAAGGAAGGCACGTTCTACGTCGGCCCGGATGGCAACCTGTTGCAAATGCAGGCCGGCGCGGGCGTGCCTGTGGGACGCCGCGGCAAGGGCGTGGAGGGCGGCAAGACCGCCCAGGAGGTCGAGCGCATTCGCGGGCTAATCCCTGTCCGCGACGCGCTACGGGCTGTGTACGACGCCGACCTCAACAGCGACAAGGAGAACGGCGACCGGGCGCGCGCGCGGCTCAACAAGGAGTACGACGCCTTCGTCAAGAAGTTCGGTCCGATCAACAAGGCCGAGATTCAGAAGCGCCGCCCGAACAGCATCCAGCAGGAATCGGCGCGTAACGAGGCGCGCGAGGAGGCCCGCTATGCCGGGGCGGATTTCGACGAGGGGACATTCGATCCGAGCAAGATGATCGAGGCGGGCGCCACGCTCTCCCAGATCGCCAAGGCGCGGCAGCAGGCGCGGGAAGACGCCAAGGCCAGGGGCCGCAACTTCGACGAGGGCGCGTTCGACCCAGACGAGATGCCGGACGTCACCATCGACAAGCGCCCGAACGTCGACCCGTTCATGGACGACCCGGAAAGCTACCGGCTCCGGGCGATCGAGAAGTACGACGACAATACCAACAAGGCGTCCAAGGGCGCGGTTTTCACTGAAAACCTGATCACCAAGGATCGCCCGCCGACCATCAATTCGGTCAACGATGCCGTGCTGTACGTGCTCAACCAGAAGGGCCGGCTCGACATCGATGCGATCGCGGCGCTGGTCGACAAAAGCCCGTCCGAGACCATCCAAGCGCTCGGCGACCGCATCTACAAGGAACCGGGAACCCGCGACGTCTGGATCACTAAGGATCAGTATCTTTCCGGCAATGTCCGCAAGAAACTCCTCCTTGCGAAGGAAGCCGCCGAGACCAATCCGGAGTTTCAACGCAACGTGGACGCGCTTGAGGGGGCGCAGCCGATCCCTCTCGCCCCGTCGCAGATTAAAGCCAAAATGGGCATGCCGTGGATTCCGCCAGAGACCGTCGAGGAGTTCGGCCGGGACGCTCTCGGCCTGGAGGAGATCAAGGTTCTGTATGTGCCGGCGCTGGCGCAATGGATGGCGCGCGGCGATGGGGATTCCACCGCTGCGACGACCACATGGGGCACGAGCCGGCGGTCAGCACCGCAGTTGATGAACGACGTTCTCAACCGGCAGCAGACCAAGATTTACGACCCCGTCCGCGATGCCGAAGGGCGGCCGCGGCAAGAACTCAACGTCACGGCGACGGAGAAGGCACAGGAGAAGGCCGCAGCGATCCAGGCCAAGTTTGACGAGTGGATTTATGCCGATCCGGAGCGGTCTGAACGGCTCGCCGCGCTCTACAACGAGAAATACAATAACCTCGTGGTGCGCGAGTTCGACGGCTCCTATCTGACCACGCCCGGGATCTCCAAGCATTGGAGCTGGCGCCCGCACCAGACGCGCGTCGTCGCCCGCATCATCCAGAACGGCAATACCTACATGGCGCACGCCGTAGGGGCCGGGAAAACCAGCGCCATGATCGGCGCCGGCATGGAAATGAAGCGCCTCGGGCTGGTCCGCAAGCCGATGTATTCGGTCCCGAACCACATGCTCGGGCAGTTCACCAAGGAGTTTTACGAGCAGTATCCGACCGCGCGCATTGCGATTGCGGATGAACGCCGGTTCCACACCGCCCGCCGCAAGCAGTTCATCGCCAACGTGGCGGTCGAGGACCTTGACGCGGTGATCATCCCGCATCCGGCGATGGGCATGATCCCAGTCTCGGAGGCGTTCCAGGACGGCATTGTCCAGCAGCATATCGAGCAGTACCGCGAGGTCCTGAGCCAAATACCGTCGGTGCAGGATACTCGCATCACCCGCTCGCGGATCGAGAAGCAGATCGAGCGGCTCGAGCAGCGCCTGTCCGGAAAGAACAACAAGCGCCGCGACCAGGTCTTCACCTTCGAGGAAATGGGCGTCGACTTCCTGTTCGTCGACGAGGCGCACCTGTTCCGGAAGCTCGACTTCACCACCCAGATGGCGAACCTGAAGGGTGTCACCCCGGAAGGCTCGGGCGCGGCCTGGGACCTCTACGTCAAGACGCTTTATCTCGATAGCCAGAACCCGGGGCGCAGCCTCGTGATGGCGTCGGGCACGCCGGTTACAAACACCATGGCCGAGCTTTTCACGCTTAGCCGGTTCATGCAGCGGCAGGAACTGGAGGAGCGCGGACTTGCGCAGTTCGACGCCTGGGCCGGAGCCTTTGGCGAGTCCGTCACCGAATTGGAGCAGGACGCGGCCGGCGGCTACAAGCCGGTCTCGCGCTTCGCCAAATTCGTCAACGTCGCCGAACTCTCCGCCATGGTGCGGCAGGCCATGGACGTGGTCACGTCGCGCCAGCTTGAGCAATACGTCACGCGCCCGAAGCTGAAGGGCGGCGAGCGCATCATGAACCTGGCTGAAAAGACGCCGGCGCTGGAGCGCTTCCAGGCCAATCTCGCTCGCCGGATGGAGGCAATCGCCAAGCGGAAAGGTCCGCCGAAGAAGGGCGACGACATCATGCTGTCCGTCATCAATGACGGGCGCCATGCCGCGATCGACATGCGGCTCGCCGGGGGATCGCAGGCCGACGGCAAGAGCAAACTCGACCTGATGATCGATAACGTCTTCCGCATCTGGAAGGAGACCAAGCGGCAGAAGTTCTACCACCCGAAGAAGGATGGGGGCGGCTACGAGAGCACGCCGGCCGATGTCGGGCCGGCGACGCAGATGATCTTCGCCAACCTCGGGCTCTCCGGCGCGCGCGGCTTCTCGGTTCCGGATTACATCCGCAGCGAGTTGCATCGTCGCGGCGTGCCGAAGGACCAGATCGCCTACATCTACAATTACAAGTCGCATGTCGCCCGGCAGAAACTGTTTAACGACATGAACGAGGGCAAGGTTCGCATCCTGATCGGATCGACCGCCAAGATGGCAACGGGCGTGAACGCGCAGCGTAGGCTCTACGCCATCCACAACCAGGACCCGCTCTGGTATCCGGCCGACGACGAGCAGCGAAACGGCCGCGGCATTCGTCAGGGCAACATGAACCCTGAAATCGAAATCAACGATTACTCGACCAAGGGCACCTACGACTCGACCATGTGGGGCCTCATGGAGAAGAAGGCCCGGTTTATTCAGGGCTTTTTCGAGGGCGACCCCTCGATGCGCGACATGGAGGACCTCGGCGAGGCCGGCCAGTACGCCCAGGCCAAGGCGATCACCACCAACGATCCGCGGCTGATCCGGCTGACCGAACTGAAGCAGGACCTTGAGCGCGCCCGCAGGCGCAAGGACGGTTTCGAGCAGGAATTGTATGCGCTGCTCACCCGCCGCAGGCGCGAGGAGAGCGACAGGGGCTATTGGACCAAGCGGCTCGCGCAGATCAAGGCTGACATCAAAGCCCGCAAGGACGTGTCGGGCGACGATTTCACTGCGACCGCAGGCGGGAAGACGTTCTCCAAGCGGGTCGAGTTCGGCGAGGCCATCATGGCCCGGCTCGATGCCATGGCGAAGGACCCGGTATGGGAAAGCAAAACCAAGATCGGCGAGATCGGCGGCTTCCCGCTGATCGGCACACCTAAGAAGGCATACGACAAGAGCGTCTACGTCGACGTGCGGATGCAGCGCAGTGCTAGTTATGAGAGCGATATAAGCTCGACGGAATCCGCGCTCGGCTTCGTGCGCTCGGCAGAAGCAAAACTGGCGGGCTTCGAGCGGGAAGCCACGGACGCCGAGGCCCGGATCAAGGCGAGCGACAAATTCCTTGCGGAATCCGCGGACAGTGCGACCCGCAAGTTCCAAGGCGACGCCGAGATTGCGGAATTGCGCAAGGCTGTTTCCGAGGTCGAAGCCGATCTCGCGCGCGTGGTAACGCCCGTCGATCAGGCTATGGACGAGGAATTGCAGCGGGTATCGAGCCTCGATGAATTGCAGCGCCTTGGCACCGTCGATCTCAGCACGCGGCCACGGTCGGCCATGCGGTTCCCGTTTGAGCCCTTGGAGGAGGTGGCCTCGCTCGGCGCGGGGGAGGAGCGTTTCGACGCGCGCCGCGACCTTACCCCCCGCGCGCAGGAGAAGAGGCCCCTTCTCGAAAAGCAACTAACCGCAGTGGTGCGCGGCATTGCCGGGCCGCATGTGCGGGTGGCGTTCCAGGACAAAATCCCGCTGCCGGACTCGTCGCTGAAAGCATGGGGCTCCTACACCAAGGGCGTTTACACCGCGGCCGGCACCTACATCCCGGCCGAGCGCCTGATCAAGATCGCGCTCGCCGATCCGAAATACCGCCATGTGGCGTCCACGACGCTGCACGAGTCCTTCCATGCGGTCGAAAACCTCCTCCTCAACGATCGCGAAATGGCCGTGCTGAAAAAGGCCGAGCCGCAATTGCGGAACATCGCGCAGGGGTTCGCAGAACTTTCGACGGAGCAGGCCGCCGAGCTGGTGCCCTTCGAGGTGCGGGCGATTGCGTTCGAGGCCTTCGCCGACGCCCGGGCCAACAAGCAGCCGGTGACGAGCTTCCCGGCCGCGACCCGGGCGATCTTCGACCGCATGCGCATCTTTTTCGAGCGCATCCGCAATGCGCTCTCCGGGCTCGGCTTCAAGAGCGCCGAGGACGTGTTCACCGACGTGTTCCGGGGCCGCATGGCCGGGCGCTCGCCGTCGGCGAGGCCGTTCACAGATGCCGCTGACGTCAAGGGCGGCGCCGGTCTGGTCAACACCAATGCGTTCCGGCGCTGGTTCGGCGATAGCAAGGTGGTGGATGCAGAGGGGAAGCCGCTGCGGGTATATCACGGCACCGCTGGTCTTTTTGATGCGTTCGACCACACGAAGGCGAGCACATCATCCATGCACGCGACCGCCTATCTGGGTCACTTCTTCTCAGCCTCACCAGAGGTAGCGAGCGGGTTCGTTCCCCAGCGGTGGGATTTAACGACATGGCCGCATAAGGTTGAAAACAGGGAAGGGGGCAATGTGATGCCCGTTTTCCTGAAAATTGAAACACCGTACGAAATGCCCCTCTCGGAATTTCGGAAGATGGTGCCGCGCGGGCGTAGCAAAGAAGGCCTCACTGAGGTGGACGATCTCCGTGATCGGCTCATTGCCGAAGGCTATGATGGCATCCACATTGTAGGTGATCGGTCGCTCGTAGGAACCATGGCCGGAGACGAGTGGTCTGCGGACACCTACATTGCTTTCCGCCCGGAGCAGATCAAATCCGCCACCGGCAACCGCGGAACCTTCGACCCCAACAATCCGAGCATCCTCTTCGACATCAAGGGCGGGGCCGCGCTCGACCCGGTCGCGCTCTCTCGGTTCATTCGGGGCGAGGTCGCGGCCGACGAACTGGCCCCGGGCCAACCCAAGTGGGCCAAGGTGCAGGCCTATCTGGAAGCGAATTTCACGGCTGAGCAGCGGGAGAAGATGGGCTCGGTGCTGGATCAGGTGATGGTCGGCGCGCCCGACATGCTGGAAACCCTCGCGCCGCGGGAGCTGGCCACCGTAGAGAAGCTTATGGGGGCTGCCGGTGGAATGCCGCCCGCCCCGCCGGCACCGCCCAGCGGCGCGCCAGGGGGGCCGGGGGATGGCGCCCGCCGCCGCATCCTCGACCGCATCGTGCCGTCGAACAAGAACAGCAAGCGGATGCCGACCTTCAATCAGGCCTACACGGTCGCCAAGGACGATCTCAATCCGCTCCGCGTGCTCCGCAATGAATTGACCGACGGGCGCGACATCCCGATCGAGGCCGACCCGTACCGCCTCGCGCGACTGACCCGCGGCTCCTTCGGCAAAGCGCAGCAGATGCTGGAAACCGGCACCTTCGCGTTCAACGGCCTGGCCGATACCGGAAAGGGGCTCAAGCCAATCCTGGAGCCCGTGAAGAACGACATGGACGGGTTCCGGGCCTATATGGCGGCGCGCCGCACGCTGGAGCTCGCGGGCCGCGGGATCAGAACCGGCATTCAGATCGGCGATGCTGCGACCGTGGCGCGGCAGGGCCATGCCAAATTCGGCCGACCGTTCACCGAATTGGTCGCATTCCAGCGCCGGGTGCTCGACTATCTACGCGATAGTGGCGTGGTCTCTCCGGAGGCCTACGCCGCCATGGTCGAGGCCAACAAGGATTACGTGCCGTTCTTCCGGCTGATGGAGGGCGACGCCGAGGGATCGAGCGCGAGCGGGCGCAATCTCAAGGTCCGAGATCCGATCCGCGGCATCAAGGGGTCCGATCGCGAGATCATCGATCCGATCGAGAGCATCATCAAAAACACCTACCTCTATATCGCGCTGGCCGAGAAGAACCGCGCGCTGACCGCACTTGACGATCTCGCCCAGGAATCTCCCAAGGGCGAGGAATTTCTGCGGACCCCGAAGAAGGGCATGCATCCGATCACCGTCACCGAGGACGAGGTTGCTCGCTTTCTGGCGTCGAACGGCATCGAGGCCGAGGCTTCCGCCTTCACGATCTTCCGGCCGAATGCATTCCGCCCGGCGCCCGACGAAATCTCCTTCTTCCGGAGTGGGAAGCGCGAGGTTCGGCAGGTCGACCCCGACGTCGCGAAGTCCGTCAAGGCCATGGACCGGGAGAGCTTCGGGCTCGTGCTGAAGATATTGGAGGCTCCGGCCCGGATGCTGCGGGCGGGCGCGACCCTGTCTCCGGACTTCATCGTCCGCAACCCGGTGCGCGATCAGTTCTCGGCCATGGTCTTTTCCGAGCATGGCTATATCCCGGTCTATGACATGGCCCGCGGGCTGGGCGGGATCCTGCGGAACGATGCGGCCTATCAGTCATGGCTGAAAGCCGGCGGGGCGAATTCGGCCATGGTGTCGGTCGACCGCAACTACATCGAAAACAACGTCATGCAATTGGCGCAGGACCCGACCTTCGGCGACCGCGTCAAGAACGTGGTGATGAAGCCGATCGACTTCCTCCGCATGGTGTCGGAACTGGCCGAGAACGCCACCCGGCTAGGCGAATTCAAGCGCGGAATCGCCAAGGGCAAGAGCCCGATGGAGGCGGCCTTTTCGGCGCGCGAGATCACGCTAGACTTCGCTCGGATCGGCGCGCAGATGCGCGGCGCCAACGCGATCGTGCCGTTCTTCAATGCGCAGGTCGAAGGCACCGACCGGGAAATCCGTGGGTTTGTCAAACATCCTTTCCGCGCGACCTTCCTCGCGGCGGCGGCGATCACGCTGCCGTCCGTCCTGCTCTGGATGGCGAACCACGACGACCCGCGCTACCCGGAAATCCCGCAATGGCAGAAAGATTTGTTCTGGCTGGTCTTCACCGACAAATGGGACGCGATCAGCGAGGAAGACGCCAAGCAGGTGCCCGCCGCCTACAAGCGGCTGCGCGGCAATCAGTGGGAGCAGAATAACGGGACGATCTGGCGCATCCCGAAGCCCTTCGCGCTCGGGATCCTGTTTGGCTCGGTCCCGGAGCGCGTGCTCGACGCCTATTACGGCGATCACCCGAACGCCTTCAAGCACCTCGGCAAGTCGATCAAGGAGGCATTCCTGCCGAACGTCTTCCCGACGATCATAGCGCCCTTCATCGAGCAATTCTCCAACCGCTCGCTGTTCACCGAACGGCCGATTGTCCCGAAGTATCTCGAGGACGTCCTGCCGGAATACCAGTACGCGCCGTACACGTCCGAGACGGCAAAGCTGCTCGGCAAGGCGCTCGGCGCGATGGGGGTCGACAAGAGCGCGGCGGGTTCCCCGCTCGTGATCGACAATTACATCCGGGCTTGGACCGGCGGTCTCGGGCAATACGTTGTGGCCGCTTCCGACAAGGCGCTTACCGCTACCGGCATCGTGCCTTCAAAGGTCAACCCGACCATGACGCCGGCCGATATGCCGATCATCCGGGCGTTTGCCGTTCGCCATCCATCCGGCGGCGCGCAATCGATCCAGGATTTCTATGAGACCTATGAGGAGCGCAGGAAGGCGCTCGGAACCGTGCGCTATCTGACCAAACTCGGGGAGCCGGATTCGGCCGGGGCGGTCAGTGAGGAGCGCAATCTCGAAACCGCAGAGCGGGTCCACAAGGCGCTCGGCCAGCAGATGAAGTTCGCCCGCGACGTCGCGTTCAACCGCACCATGACGCCGGCTGATAAGCGCCGGCTGATCGACACCACCTACCTGCAGGCGATCGACCTCGCAAAGACCGGAAACGATATTTTCCGCGCCACCGCGCAAGCCAAGAAAGACATGAAGGGCCAAGCCCGCAGGCTCGAAAACGCACCTTAAGGGACAACGGAAGCCAGCGGCGGAAAATTCACCTACACGGCCGATCCGTCGATTCTCAATCACGAGTTTACCGCCCGCGCCGAAGCAGAAACAGCAAGGTCTCTCTTTTCCGGAAACTAAATAGTTCTCCGCTGCTGAGTTTGTAGAGCCGTCCTTCGGGGCGGCTTTTTTGCGTCGCCCATCAACAATCTGACGAGGCTTAAAATGCGGTCAATCGCCTGCATTATCATTTTCTATTTGATGTTCGTCATGCCGGTGAAGGCGCAGGATTCCCCGCCTGACCCGGATCGCTATCCCGCCGGTCATTTCCTCGATCATCGGCCGTTCGCAAAGGGTTTTGGTACCGCGAAGAGATTACGGAGTCCTCCTAGCGGAATACGTTCTTCAACATCGGCCCCCGAGCAGGCGCACGAGCGCGTTTGGGGAGCTATCAAGAAGCCAGCCACATACATCGCCGGACGGCTGATCTGCGCGCTCAACGTCAATGCGGCGTTAGCGGAAAACGGCATCAGTGGTCCGGGCGGGGCCGATTCAAAAGCATTCAGAACATGGGGGCGGCCATCGTCGCCAAAGCCGCTTGCGGTTGCCTTTAACTATCGCAGAGGCGGCGGGCACGTCTCTATCGTTTCGCATGTCGATGAACAGGGCCGCGTTTGGGTTTGGAACCCATCCCCGCGCGGTCGCGGCTGGCAACTTCGCATCAACCGCTACGCTTCGACCTATCGAGCGGCCTCGTGAGGCTTCGCTACGATGATTGGCTTCGCGCCGGCATCGCATCGTTTCTTCTGTCCGGTCTCGTGATCGGCGTTCTATTGGCGCTCTCCTGATGCTCAAAAACCCTCTCGTCAACGTCTTGGTCGGCGTCGCGCTCGTCGTGCTGATCCTGCTCGCCCTCAGCTATGTCGGATGATGTGGTTCGACTGGATATTGCTCAGTCTCGTCACTCTCGCGTTTCTTGCTCTCGCATCAATGGATGACTGAATGCCAGAACCAGCATCAATTCGTTACAAAAACCCCGGCGCGATGTGGGGCAGTGCGCTTGCCATCAAGTGGGGCGCGAATCCGAAGGCTGTCTCGCTCAATGACGGCACCGGGCAGGGCAATAACATTGCCGTGTTCCCAACTTACGTTCAAGGCATCTGCGCGCAGCTCGATCTTTGGCGCACCTCCAAGAACTACCGCAACAAGCGCTTCGCGGACGCGATCCACATTTGGTCCGGCGGGAACCACGTCGAAAGCTATATCAAGTTCGTCTGTGATCGCGTGCCGGGCATGACCCGCGACACCATCATGGACGACACGTTCTGGCGTGGCCCGATGGGTCTTGGGTTCCTGAAGGCGCAGGCATGGCACGAAGCTGGGAAGCCGTACCCGGCGCCGCCAGCCGATTGGGTCGAAGCACGCCGTATTGCCTTTGCCTTTGCCGACGCGCCGAAGCCATCTGACGCGCTGAAGCCATCTGGCAAGACGAAGCCTGCACCGAAGCCGGAGTCCAAGCCTCTCGTAGAGAGCAAGACATTCTGGTCCAGCATTTTAGCCGCGATCTCGACAATGGGCGGGATACTTACGGATTGGCGGTTCCTGTCAGCCATCGTCGTTATTGCCGCGCTCGCCTACATCGTGTGGGAGCGCAACGGCAAGCCCGATATTAGAGGGTGGTTCCGGTCATGATGTGGCTCGTCAATCTTATTACGGGGCCACTCTTCAATACTGCGCTGAAGGCGTGGCAGGCGAAGCTCGCCGCCGGCAACGAAACCGAACGGCTAGCTGCCGACCTGGCGGCAAAGGAATTGCTGCTGGAGGCGAGGGCGCGCGAGCTGTCGACGCAAGTTCTGCTGGCCGAGCAGGGTCGCTGGTGGACGGCGCTACCACGTCCGCTGTTCGCCTACATCATGGTGTCCTACTTCGGTAAGGTCGTGGTGTGGGACAAGATGATGGGCATGGGCGTGACCGACCCGTTGACCGGCAATGTCGGTGAGTGGGCGGGCTGGATCATGATGGCGTATTTTGGCGGGCGCAGTGTGGAGAAGGTCGCGCAGATATTCAGGGGCCGGTAAACGAGCAAACTAGGTCCACACCCACAACTGGGCCGGCCGCAACAAGAAGTGCTGGAAACAAAATGGCTAACCTGAGCAACATCCCGAAGCCCGTGATCGAATGGAAGATCTCGATCGGTGGTCTCATCAACGGAATTCTGATCATCGCCGGCTTTCTGTGGACGGTTGCCGCGTTCACGGCCAACGCGACCACCAACGCCAACGCGGAAAAAGCGACACTGACCGCTCTCGCGACGACCGTGGTACAGTTAACCGTTACCGACGCCCGCCAAGACAGTCGGCTTTCCGTGCTCGAGAACGACATTAGGTATATCCGCGAGAGCCTGACGCGCATCGAGACCAACACGAAGAAGAACTAATGCCGCCTCGGCACCGGCCAGACCATGATTCTGAGCTACTTTTTCGGATCGTCTGCCGGCTCCAAGAATAGCGCGGATCGGTTTGCCTCTCTGGCATCTCAAATCGTTGACAAGCCCAACCCGTCACCGGCTGCGGTGGTGGCGATCAAGGCGGCAACCAGCAGGAAAAAATGAACTTGCTGGACATCCAGACCATCAGCCTCATTCTCACGCTGATCGGCATGTCGGCCGGCGGGGTGTGGCAGCTCTCACGCGTGGAAAAGGCTCTGCGGGGCGACATCGCGGAGTCGAGGGACGAGGTCGAACGAAAGCAGGACCGGCACTCGCAAGAGTTTGGCGAGACGGTCGCCGCGATCCGGCAGAAGGTCGCCGATGTGGAGCTCTACGCCGCTAACAACTATGTCCGTCGTGATGGGTTCTACAAAGTCCAAGAGCAGATGACCTCTGACATTCGCGCGCTCGGCGACAAGATCGAAGCGCGGTTTGTTCGGCTTGAGACCAAGCTCGACACCAAGACCTGAAATCCGTCCGCCCCATCCATCGGCGGACGTGTAGGGCGAC